TTGTTCAGCCTGCGTAATGAAAGTATTGATCTGTGTCGTTGCAGACACAGTACTCCCACTCGCCAGATATACATCCGGAAACTGATTCTCGGTGTACGACTGAATTGTGTTGTACAACTCGGTGTAGTTCATCCCATCGGTCCTCTGGACATCACGCCTTTAGTAGCCGCGCCAGTGCCGCGCATCTTAATGCCGCTGGTTTTAACAGGGGCGTAGTTACCTTTGCTAATACCACCAACAGACATATTAAGTTCTTTCACGCACTCGGCACCTGTTTTAGTTGGTACTTGGTTTGAGACCGAACCGCCGCTCATGGTATGGGGCTTGGCATAGACAGCGGCATTACCAACTTCTTTGCCCATTTGTTTGTCGCTGAATTTAGCCATCATTTGCTCCCAGATTTCTGGTTCATTGCACGAGACATGCCGCGACCAAACTTCTTACGATCCATACTGGTAGGGCCACCCTTCTTCATGCCTTTGACGTGCATACGGCCTTCATGGCCTTTGACAGCCTTGTTAGCTTCTGTATCGGCAATAGCCTTAACTTGCTTTTTGTCCATCTTCGACTCCTTATGTCGTTGCTACCGTAACTGTACCCAATTCCACAGCTAAAACCAAGTTATTTGGTGTCAGCCCGTCATCATTTGCTCGAGAGCCCCCAACAGGACCCCAGCCCCACTGGAATATCCTGCTACCACCTTCAGGAGTACCTAGGCCATTCTGCCCTGTACCCCCGCTGACATTGGTCTGCAAGCCGTTTGTACCCGACAGAATGTAGCTCACATCCGGCCTTGGTTCGCGCACTGCTTGCGGGTCGTTAACGGGATACAGACCTAACGACAACTGTGGCTGATCTGGGTCCCAACACTCCTGGCAAACCTTGATGTTATAAATTTTAGTCTTGAGGACCTGCTTTTGAAGTTCCTTGAGCATATACCGCTGACCACAGCGGTCACATTCGGCAATTGCATATTTACCAGAAGCGTACTTAGAGGGCATTTTTCACCTCAATAGAACAACTGCCGGGGGACAAACCTGTCTGACGCTTTCTCACGATCCTCTTGAGACGCCAACAACCACTGCTGCTCGTACTCAGACTTCAAAAACATAATCCTGTCTGGAGAAAGTTCTGGGCGTTTTGAACCGATGTAAAAAGCCAACCCTGCTACCAAGCAAGGGATCAGGCGAAACGGAATGTCTTGGATGTTCACACCATTGCCAGCATCTTGTAGGCGGCGTAGTCTGTAATACACAAAGACGTATTGGTCACCGGGAGCGTTAGGCGAAGGCCAGACGTTGATACAGGGCAGGTTGGCGGCAGTGATAACTGCCCCAGTTGTGTGGGATGCTGCCGTGGTGTTGTTCTGGCCCCGGAAACAATTCAGGAGTTGGTTGCCATCCACGTTGGCGTAGGCGATGGTTTCCGAGTCAATCGTGATGAAACCAGTTGTTGCCAGCCCATTGGTGGAACTAAGCGTAATGGTGGTGTCAGTCGCTGCAATAGTGCCGTTTAACGTGCTGCCCGTGGTGTATGACTGTGCCGTTTGACGGTTGATCCAGACCTGGATGGGCCTGCCTTGGGCTAGCTTGTTCGGGATAGTCGAGTACGTTGACTCAGAGATGCGGGTGATGTTGATGTCAATCTGATTGACGCCGTTAGCCTGAGTACGGATCACTTGGTCAAGCAAGTCAATGGTGTCTGCTGGGTAGGCGTAGATGGGCTGACCCGTGTTCATTACGATCTGCCCTTGCTCAATCGTCCACAGGTTGATGCCCCGATTTGCCCACTCAATGGTGAGCATGTTCAGGCTACGGCGTGCTGTACGGAATTCATAGCCTGTACGAACCTCTATACCCGCGCGCTCATACGACTCCTCGATGATGTCGTTGAGGTCTAAGTTAAAGACTGCGGTTCCAGAGGTGACTGCCATTATCTAAACCCTGCTGTTTTCTTTGCAATGTTCTTTGGTTGGGCTACGAATTGTTTTCCGGCTTTTTTACCTGCTCGCTTTGCCCGCGTTGTCGCAGCGTACTCAGCAGGGCTGAGACTTTTGATCGCAGCTTCTGGAAGATATCGTTCACCTGTTTTGCTAGACGGTTTTCCACTCTTGGTTCTCCATTTTTGGTCGCCCCAATTTTTCAGAGAAGTCTGCGGCGCTTTCAATCTTTGTATCCCCCGCCAGCCGCCTTGTACTTCTTGGCAACAAGCTGCGCTTTACGAGCAGACCATTGCCCCGCACCCGTGCCATGAGTTGCTGCGGCTTTTACCTCAGACACAATCCGCTTGCGCAAACTGGGCTTAGTGTAGTTACCGGCAGCGTTCACCGTGCCGCCCTCTTTGTATACCTCGACATCATTCGGGTTGTCCTTGCGAACAACCTTCTTGCCTTTGGGCATCTTAGAGGCACGCATAGCGCCCATACCGCGACTGGCCATCATCAGCAAATCTTCCCACGGGTTTTACCCTTAACGCAGCATCCATCTGCGCGTGAAGAAGCGCTAGAAACCTTGCCGCCTTTAGCAAGTTTTTGCTCTGGTCTTTCTTTGGTGTACTTCTCGTCGTCTGAAATAACTTTGGCGGCATCTCGCGCTCTGTCAGTACCAGACTTCTCAACACCACGGGACTCCCGCTTCATCTCAGCGGCAGCTTCACGTTCTTTAGCGGCATCATTTTTAGCTGCCAATCCCATCATGCCTGCGGATATGGTTGCAGCGCCAGCTATAGGACCGTACAAATCCGCCTTTGATGATTTGCCGCCACCGCCCCCACGAGCCCCGCCCTCAAGCGGTTGATTGTCCATGCCATGTCGTGTAAAACGTCCCATGATTAGCACATCTTTCCGCGAGTCTTACCCCGCTGAGCAATACCATCACCCCGCTTGGAAGCGGATGAAACTGAGCCACCCTTGGCGTATGCGTCAGGGTTTGATTTCTTGCCCCTCTCACGAATCGCACTAACTGCTCTACTAAGAGGGTTGTAAAACATGGGCTCACTAGCTTGCTTCTCTCGCCGCTTATCCCCCGCCGCTTTTGCCGCTTTCACAGCATCCGCATCAGGTTCAGATGGACCCGAGAACACGTTGTAGGGGCCAATGCCACGCTTAGACGTTTCCGCTTTGGGAGCGGGCTTAGCGGGCTCTTCTGCTTTGGGAGTAGGCTTTGACTCTGATTTGGGGGCGGGTTTTGATGCAGGCTCGTCACGACGAGTCAAGCCGCGTTCTTTGTTCAAGAAATCGCGTAACTCCATCCCAGAAGCTTTTAATTCTTCTTTGGTCACGACACGATTCTTAGGAGCAGCTTTTGTCTCGGAGGAAGAAGGGGCTGACTCTGACTTGCTGCCTACGGCAGAGCCAAAATACTCGACTTCATCACCTTCGCTAAAACGCTTTACTCGTTTCATGGCTACTCCTTAGCAGGCTTTGCCGCCCTTGTTCATCTTAACCATAGTGCCTTTGGTCTTGCCTTTGGAGGCAACACCGTCACGGCTAGGAGCCGCAGTACGCACTTTGCTCATCGAGGTGGGCAAGCCTTTGACGCTGCCGCCTTTTTTCATGGCCATCATGCCAGCGCCGGGGGCCGCAGGAGCAGCGGGGGCAGCACGTTTCTTAGCCATCATTGCCATCATGCCGGGGTTCATCTTCTTTGTAGCCATTTCACCACCTCTTTTAAAAGTTTTGCCTTTATCGGCGTTTGAGAATTCTTTGCCCACGGACTGTGGGACTCCTGCTTTCTTGGCGAACGATGGTTTGTGGGCCACCGCCTCCATGAACCTGTGCTGTTTCTTACTCGTTGATGGCATCGTCATCTTTCTTCTTGCGCCAGGGGAGCAATTCAGAAAAGTTTTTGCCAGTGGCCATCTCAACAATACGCATCACTCCGACGATCGCACCAATCAAGGCAAAGATCGGGGTAAACAAGTTCAAAAACGCACCTATAGTGGTGACAACGGCCACCACGTCCAATGTATTTTTTACGACTTCTGTGTGATTGCTCATGTCAACACTTCCACGCTCTCAATGATTTATTGATCCGGCTGTTTGGGTCTTTGGCTGTCTTCTCGGATGTGAGCTTTTTCTTCATCCCAGTCATCCTTGCACAGAAAGAGTCGCGCCTGCTGCCGCCCTCTGGCTGCGGTGCTTTCAGACCCGGCTTGCCGGGGTTGGCCTTGTTGTAGGAAGCCCGACCCTTGGCGTTCAAGCCGCCCTTTTCGGATTTGCCTTCCTTGCGTTGCCATGCAGGTGACTTAGCCATAGTAAATCTGCGCTGCATCAATTGCGTTCATGTAGGCATAAATTCCATTTACTGCCAACACACCTTCGCCGGGAATAAGGGGAGCATTTTGAAACTCGTCTGTTGAGTGCGTTTCGTAGGTCAGTAACCAACGATTTGCGCCGCTGACATAAAGTGCTGCTGGAGAACCTGTAATATTCCCAGTATTGATGTCGACTAGCGTAAATGTATCTGCGCCTGTTCTAGTAATGGAGTAGTTTCCATCAGTAGCAGCGCCGCCAGTACCATTGCTAAAGTGAATGCCAACAACATCGCCCGTAGACAGACCGTGCGCAACTTTTGTCACTGTAACGGTTGTGCCACTACGACCATAAGTTACGCTTGAAGTTACTGGGGCTACGGTTGTATCAAACAATACAAGAGTGCCACTACCACCATAAAAAGAAACGCCTTTTACACGGTTGCGTCCAAGAACAAAAAAACCGCTTTGGTTTAGGTGTCCCTGTTTTACGTCAGTTTGCATACCCATAATCAATCTCCTTTAAAAACGGGGCCAAAGCCCCTTGAGTTGATTAAGAGTCTGCAAACGGTGTAGCGACAGTGCCGGAACCAATAACATTCCCAGTCACCATGTACTTGTCAGCAGCAATCGCCACAATCTGAACCCATGTGCCA